GACAAGATAGGAAAGATACACGCAATAGAACGCACACTTTATTCTGAATACCTTGGTCTGGCAGGAAGAGTTGATTGCATCGCTGAATACGATGGTGGACTCGCTGTTATTGATTTTAAGACCTCGAAGAAGATTAAACCAGAAGAATGGATTGAACAATACTTTGTTCAAGAGGTTGCATATGCCTGTATGTATTATGAACTGACTGGAATTCCTATCCAAAAACTTATCACAATCATGGTCACACCAAACGGTGAGGTTAAGGTTTATGATAAAAGAAACAAAGGTGACTACATTAAATTACTTGTGAAATATGTTAAAGAATTTATCAAAAACCGAATGGTGGTTAATGGGTGACATCAACAAAGCACTTAAAGAAAAGTTTCTCTGTTCAGCACAGTTTGCACAGGACATAGAGGCTATTGTCAAAGATGACAACTTAGGTTATATTGATGCTATCGTACATTATTGTGAACAAAATGCCATTGACGTTGAATCCGTTCCAAAACTCATTTCAAAACCACTCAAGGAGAAGTTGAAATGGGAAGCAACAGAACTCAACTTTCTAAAACGTACCTCAAGAGCAAAACTGCCCTTATGACTGGTTTTGATTGCTACAGAACTTATCTAGCATTCAAGAATCATTTTACGAAGGATAACTTTGATTATTTTAAGTATGGTGGTAAGACAAACGCAACTACCACATCATTTAATAAGAGAAAGGACAAATATTTTTTTGAAAAGATGTCTCGTCAAAAGAAAGACGAAGATATTGTAGATTACTTCACTGCTATATTCTCTCAATGTGATGACCCACAAAGAATGTGGATTGGAGAGATTATAGAGACAGGTGAAGACAAATATAATGATTGGAAGAAAAGGATACAGAGTTTAAACTATCTTTTTAAACAAGAGATGACTGAACTTTGTAGTAACAAAGATTTCAACTCTTTGTTTGAATGTAAGAATGGAAAACACCCAATCATTATCAAAGAGCATTTGAAAAAAAATATCACCACAGAAACGTTGGTGATATTAGATGGACTATTGAGATATAAAAAAGACTTTGATGCCAAGTTAGATGATTTTGTATGGAAAACCGTCAGCATGAAACTTGACAAATACAAACCGTTTTTGTTAAATAATATTAACCTTAAAAAATACAAACAAACACTAAAGGAGATTGTTGTCAAATGAATTTTGATTCAAGTAGTGAGTTTTTTGATTCAGAAATGGTTCAAGATAGTCTTGAGGACATCAAAGAACTTCAAGACTTAATCACAAATAGTATTATAGACACAGCTTTTGCTCCTGTAACTGGATATCAGGAAGATGAGTTAGAACAACTTGATTTGATTGAAGAGTTGTTAGAGAAACAAAAACTCATGTACTTTAGATGTAAGTTGTCCAAGGATGAAGATGCGATGTTGGTTGCGGAGAATATGAGAGAGTCACTAAGACAGATGGGTATGCCTAGAGGTGCAACTGTAGAACAGATGTTTGATAATTTAAAGGGTTCAATTCGTAAGTTAAGAGAAACGCTTGACAATAAATAATAGTGTGTTATATTAATAATGTTGGACGCAACATGGGAGTGACTGAATAAACTTACTGGCAACTGCTGGTTAAGGTGATGAGACACAGGTGGTGCTGCTCCGAAAGGAGAACCGATCAACCAATCGGGTCTCAGGCAATAACGTTTTTACTACTGTAGTAATGCCCGTTATTTGTTGGTACACAGGAATCCAACCTCCCTCTTTTTTTAGATCTAAGATGCAACTCTATGAGTCGGGCAGATGATCTACAATAAACAAATCCAACTGCGGTGCTTCCCTTGCTGATTCAGAAGTAGCGGCGATAGGAATCAGTAATCCAATTAAATCTAATAAAATCTAATGTCTTTTTCTAATCTAAAAAAACAATCCTCACTTGGTTCTCTGACTGCAAAACTTGTTAGTCAGGTGGAAAAAATGAATAAAGGTTCAAACGGTGTAGATGATCGTTTATGGAAACCAGAAGTAGATAAAGCAGGTAACGGTTACGCAGTAATCAGATTTCTCCCTGCACCAGACGGAGAAGATTTGCCTTGGGTAAAACTTTATACCCATGCATTCCAAGCATCTGGTGGTTGGTACATAGAGAACTCATTAACAACACTTGGTCAGAAAGACCCAGTATCAGAGCATAATTCACAACTCTGGAACTCAGGTGTTGATTCCGATAAGGAAGTCGCAAGAAAACAGAAACGTAAGTTATCTTATTACAGTAACGTTTATGTCGTTAAAGACCCTTCAAACCCATCGAATGAAGGTAAAGTATTCTTGTTTAGATATGGAAAGAAAATCTTTGATAAGGTAACTGCTGCAATGCAACCTGAGTTTGAAGATGAACAAGCAATCAACCCATTTGATTTCTGGGCTGGTGCAAACTTCAAGATCAAAATCAAAAAGGTTGCTGGGTATTGGAACTATGACTCATCTGAGTTTGCTGCTCCTGCTCCACTTCTAGATGATGACGATGCAATGGAGGCAGTTTGGAAGCAAGAACATTCTCTTGCAGAACTTGTTGCTCCAGATCAGTTCAAGTCATATGAAGATCTCAAAAAGAGACTTAATTATGTTCTTGGTCTAACTGTTGCACCGAAGAGACAAGACCCAGAGGTCGTTGATGAAGAGAGTAACTTAGAAGATCTAAGTGAAGGTAAAACTAGTGCTGTTGTTGACACAACTCCATCCTCTGTTAATTCAGATGAGGATGAGGAAGATGCACTCAGCTATTTTGCAAAATTAGCTGAAAATTAGAAAATAACCCGAAAAAAAATTCGGGCCATTTTTTACGCCAGAGGTCGCTCAAAACGACCTCTTTTTTTATGGGGAAATTATTCTTGGATTCTCTGTTTTTTTGAGACTTCTGCTAATAAATTGTTTTGATTTTTTATACTCCATAATATTAGCCATGTCTCTTAAATATATCTCTACATATCGTGGTTGTAAAACATCAATTTCTCTCTTTGCATCATTTAAATCAATTTCATATTCAAGGTAAGATACTGATTTAGTTTTAGACTCTGTTTTTGAAACTCCACGATCAACAAAAGTAACTGAATGACCTTCTTCTACTATAAGTCCTTTTGGTTGAATTAATCTTTCATATGAATCAAGTATTCTTAAAGTTTCATAATGATGAATATATGATAATTGTGCTGAGGTATATTTGTTTGTAAGATAGTTTTGTAGATCACCCTGAGACATAGGCCATTCATCTCTAACATTAATAATGTTATTTGTTGTGAGAACAACCCAATCTAAATTTGCATCTCCATAGACTTTACTCGCTACATTGTCTGGTCTATCATCACCTTGAATTAAATACTTGTTAAATTGAAAATATGAGTCAATGACATCTTCACGCAATACTGCTCTTTTAAATATATTTTTAACTTGAATGTAATCATATACAGATGTACGATCATTCGCAAGCGAAGGATAATCTAAGTTAGGTAATTGCCTAAAGTATGTGTTTTTAGGGCCTTTGTTTGAAGATGAATATGTCATTTTAGTATCCTACTGAGTCAACAGCTTCCTGTGTATGATTTTTTTGATATATTGGTTTTAATTCACTAAATTGTAAATTCAAAACCACTGCTACAGGATGTGAATCTTGATATGCAGACCAAAATCCATCAGGAGCATAGTCAACCGTAATTGTTCTCAATGCCATTTCATTAAATTTATTTACAGTGTCTAACATTTTGCTTCCAGCTTTATATTCAAGTTTAAATATATTTGGAGTTCCTAATAACGCTGGGCCTCCAAGATGTATTGGTGCTGATCCGATCTTAAAGAATCTAATTATTGATCTAATCATTTTAGCTTCTGCTTCACTTCTTGCAATCAGTAAAAATTTAAATCCAAAATCTCTTAATACAGGCCCTTGAAATAAAAGTTCTGCATTTGGATTTAAAATCCTTCCAGTTGATCTTGCAAGAAATTCATCAGCTGATATATCAAGTCCAGCTAATTTTCCAAGTTCTTGAGCTGCAATTCCCATACCAGCCATTCCCACAGAATCTAAATTACCAAGAGCACTCTCACTAAATTGAGATTGCATATTTGATCTTAGTGCATCAGCCTGCTCTGAACCACCCATTTTATCAAACCCTTCTGGTTTTGACCCAAGTAGATTTCTAAACTGTGCAAAAGGATCTTTTATACTATCCATTGCGCTTGCTCCTAATGATGTAGCACCTAACTCGAAAACATTTAAATCACTTTTTCCCCACTCTGCACCATTTGAATCACTCACTTTTGGCATTGGTAAAATTACACCACCTTGATACTCACCTAGCACATTATCACTAGGCCGACTTCTTTGAACACTTCTTGTATATTTTAAACCATTAGCAACAGGTTTTGGATTATTTTCATCTCTATCATCTGTTGCTACTCGTTCATATTTGTATTGTGTAATTTTTAAATGATCTTGTTGTATATCAATATCATAAGGATATCTTAAAGTCTCGACTGAAATGACAGGATTTGCATGTTCAAGCCCAGTAGTGAAAGGATCTTCGTTATCTGGGTTCTCTATGTTTAGTGCGTTATTATAATTTGCAAGTGATTCATTATAATTTTTAGTTAACAGTGCTTCATCTTGCCATATAACATCATCTTCAGATAAATCTTTCTGATTAGTATTAACTTCTATTGCCGTTATCGAAGC